AGCGCGCCGTCCCACGCTCGCCGCTCGGCGGCGCGCAGCGTGCCGGTGGCTTCGGGGGTGCGGTCAAACACCCCTTGATACAGTGACTCGCCCGCGCCGCGCACGCCACTGGCGAGTGGGCCGCTGGGCTGGCACGCGCGGTAGATCTGCTGGACCGCCGCCTGCGCGGCCTGAATATCCTGAACGGATGGAAGAAGCTCGATCACATCCCTACTCCTGGGCGTTCAGCACGAAATAGCACTCGTAGATCGCGCTGCCGACCGACCATTTGACCTCCACGCGGTAGTCGTGATTCTTCGTCAACCCAAAGATGTAGGGCGTGGTGATGACATCCCCTGCCGCGCTCGCGCTACCGGTCGTCACACTCGTGGTCACATCCGCCCACGGGCTCGTGGAGGTGTCCTTGACCACGACGGTAGGCGACGTAGGGCTCGCGGCCCACGGCGTTGTGGTAATCGTGTACGCCAGCCTCTCATCCACGCCCTGGGGCAGCGGACTTTCCTTGCATTCGCGAGGTGCGGTCATCGATCGTCCTCTATGGTGAGCGCTCCATGTCGCGTGCGGAGCGTACAGCGAGCGGAGCGCGCTGGTAGGGTGAAGGAGCGCGAGCGGGATTTGAGACGAAGCGCTCGCATGCGCGGGCTCATAGTGAGGCCGCGCCCGCGCATGCGCAGGGTGAGCGCGACGGGCACTGTCGCTGCTGTCGCCCCGATCGAGAGCGAAAACGGGATGCGCCCGGTGCCGATGCGCGGCCTCACCGGAGTATCAGGATGAGCAGCGCTGCGGCGGCGGCAAAGCAGAGCGCGGCGGCGACGAGGAGGTGCGAGTGGGTGATCATCGTCGCTCTCTCCGTCGTGGATGGTGCGCGCGGTGCGCGATGACGGCCTGCTGCTGTGCCGTGCGCGCGGCCTCGGTGCCGACGTGCTCGTCCGCGATGCGCTCGATAAACGCCTCGATCGCCTGTTGCGCGAACAGAAACGGCGAAACGGGGTTCGGTACGGGCTTGCGCTGCTGTGGCGATCCACGGCCAGATGGATCGGGCACGAAGCTCTGATAGTTGAAGCGCTCGGCAAAGGCCGCGATCTCGGTCTCGTCAAGGTCGATCGTGAAGGAATGTGGCATCGTTACGGCTCCGTTGCTATCGTCTGAATCGCGCCGGACGGGAAGCGGATCGCGAGCTGCGACTTACCGCTGCCGTTGTCACGCACGAACAGCCGGCCAGTGTTGACGGCAGGAGCAAGCGGCGCGGTGATTTCTGGTAGTTCAATGTAGTCGCCAAAACGCAGCGGGCCGTCGTTGGTGTAGATCGAGAACGCTTCGGTAATGCCGGGATCGGTCTGCGACGAGATGTACAGCCCGGCGTTGCGATCGATCGTTGATCCGCCAGAGATGTACGGGCTGTCGATCCATGCGCCACGGCCCTCGCCGATGTGGCCACCGCCCCAATTAACGATCTGTGTGTAAACCGGATTGGCGAAGTCGATTGTCCCAGGGCCGTCGTTGATCACGGTGTAGTAGCCGCCCCAAGCGACCGGCAGCTCTTGGTTCGCCTGATGTTTCACGACGCCATAGACCCCGATCAGGTCGGAGAGGATCGGCACGTTCGTCGGTGCGCTCTGAACGAGGAACTTCAGGCCGACAAGCTCCTGATCGTAGTCATTGCCGGTCTGATAGTTCGCGGTCGCAGTAACGTCCAGGGCGTGCTCTGAGGTGTACGTCCCGTTCCCCTCGGTAAACGTGTTGACGATCCAGAGTGAGCCGTCAGGCTCGACATAGATAAGCCGGTCCCCGGTCTCATCCTGAATTTGAAAAATGTCTTCTGTTGCCCCCGCGCTATGCCGCCGCGCCGCAAGCGCGACGTTGCCGTCCGCGCCCGCCCGGAAGAGGTTCAGGCCGAGCGTGAACGTGTTCGCCGCCGCGAGCCTGGCGTACTGCGGATGCGGATTGCTCGCAGCGAGGTGCGCGGCAATCGCGGCGTCCAGCTCCGCTTGCGTCGCTAGATCAAGTGCAAGCGGCCAGTAGCGCGCGTCTCCCTGCGTCTGTGTCAATGCCCCCACCTGCGCCGCCGTCGTCGCATGCGGGTTGCTCGTGTTGGCGATGTGGCTGTCGATCTGCGCATGCGTATTCGTCCCCGCACCGCTCAGGCTTTGGTGCGCCACCACATCCGACCCGCCTGCCTCATGGCTGGTGTGATGCGCGGTCGGCGTGCGCGCATCCGACAATCGCCCGTCGCTCGCAGCCACGATGCCGCCGTGTGTGCTCGTGGTGAGGCTGGCATGGGCGGCATCAGCTGAAGCGCGGGACGTGGCTTCGCTCGTATCAGCCGCAGCGCGGGCGCTGGCTTCACTGGCGTCGGCACTGGCGCGGGCTGTGGCCTCACTCGCATCAGCGGCTTGCAGGTCGGCGAAGTCGGCGGCGATTGCGCAGTGCCTCACCGCCACGCCGCTGCTGTGCGCCTTGGCGGTCGTGCCGTCTGCACCGCGCGTGCCGAGCGTACAGACCGTGCGCGTGCTGTCGAGCGCGCTGACCAGCACGATCTCATAGCCGCTCGTGCTGTCCGGCTCCAACGTGAGACTGAATGGCACAGCTAAGTCAGCCGGTACGGCAGCGGTGAGCGTCAGCGTTGCGGCACTCGCGCTGATGCCGCCTGCGTCGGCGATCGTGGTGTCGAGAAAATTGTTGGTGTAGTTGCGTGTCATTCGTCTGGCGTCGTTATTGTGATCGAGCCGATCGGCTCGATAATCGCGGTCGGATACAGCGTGCCTGGCTCGGGCTGCTGTACGGTGAAGCGGATGGTCGAGTCGGCAGCGGAGGTGAGCGCGTCGCCCGATTGAAGAGTCCCACTCACGAGCACGAAGCGCCAGAGCTGCGACGGCGCGCGGATGAGGCCAGGCGGGCTGCGGTCGCTGTCCATCGTGTCGAGCTGCTCTTGATAGGCGTAGCCGGTGACGCTGCCGCCCGCCGTCAAGGTCGCCGCGCGCGTGACGGTCCAGGTCGCGCCGCCGACACCCGACGCCACCAGCGACCGCGCGTAGAGCGTGCGCTGAAGGCCGCGCCGCCTGACACTGCCGCTCACCTGCCGCGCCGTCCGCTCGCCGCCACAAACATTGTCGGGCGACCCGGTGTCGTCGCTGTCGGCGCGAGTATGGCCTGGATTTCGGCATCGGCCATGCCGCGCAGCTCGGCAGCACGCTTGGTCCAGTCGGTCGCCTGGCGCCGGTAGCGGTGCTGGCCGGTGTCCTCTTCCTCGATGATGTTTGGGACGGCAGGACAGAGCCGCGCGGCGGTGAGGTAGATCGCGGCGAGCGTGATGCGGGTCGCATCCGTCCCCGTGCGGCTCGCGGCGAGCGGGTCCCGCGCGAGCACGTCGAGTTCCGCCGCGCCGACGAACACATCGCGCGCGATCAGCGCATCGGGCAGCACCGCACTATCGAGCGACGTGTCGATCGCCGCGCGGACGGAGGGGTAGTCGGTGCTGCTCAGGAGTGTCATATCAGGTCTCAGGTGCCAGGTATTGGGTATCGGGGGCCGGGACCAGGGGAGCGGGCATCGGGGACGAGTTCCGGCCCCCGATACCTGTTCCCCGGTACCCGATACCTAGCTACGCTTCCCTCGTCCAAGTGCCCGTCACGGCGACGATGTAGTAGCCATCAACGCCGTCGCCGACGAGCGTGATCGAGTCGCCCTCACGGTCGCCGCTGCCGGCCAGGATCGCGTCCTTGTTGTCGGCGCTGGTGAAGCCGTTGCCCATGATCTTGTCGGCGGCGGCTGGTGAGATACTGAGGCCGGTCCCGGCACTGAGCCCGGCGCTCGCGAGCACGAATGTGTATTCCAGGCCGACGACCGTGGCCGGCAGCGTCAGCACCTTGTCGGCGCCGGTCACAAGAATCACGCTGCCGCTGTCGGCAGCCAAGAGGCTGTAGTTGGCGCTCTTGGTCAGGAGTGGTCGCGCCTGCCCGCTCACGCTCTTGTTGGCGTCCAGCACGACCGCTTTGGAGGCGCTGGCGGTGCCGGCGGTGACGCCGGCGAGCTTATTCAGCTCGGCAGCGGTCGCCGAGAGTGCGGTCTGGCCGATCTGCACGGCGACAGCGACGATGGTGTCGAAATTTGTAGTTCCCAAAGAAGTCTCCTCTGCCGTTCGGCGATAGGTGTCAGGGCCTGCTGGTCGGCACTGCTGCGCGGCCAGCAGGCGGCGGCAGATCTGGCTAGGCGTTGATGTCCAGGGTTTTTACTGCGCCCGGATCGAACACGTCGTAGCCTTCCACTTCTGTCATGACAATCTCTTCGGTCTGCTTGCGGATGTAGCGATCGACCTCGGAGAGTTGGCTGCCGATCTCAAACACGCGCTCGATCGCGAAGCGGCTGTCGGCACCGACGATCTTGAGCGTTGGCGCGGCGCTGGTCCAGCCCAGGCCCACGCCATCGGCCAGGTTCGGGTTGATCTGCCGAAAGCTGCCGAAGCCGCCCGCGCCCTGCACGAAGAACAGCGGGACGTTGGCCGAGCCCGTGTTCAGCAGCAGCATCTGGAGCGCAACCGCTTCTTGCACGAGCGCGACCGTGGCCATGTACGGGTTGGCGAACTTCATTTTGAAGGCCAGCCAGCCTTTGAGAGTCAACGTGCCGGCAGATGCGGCGGTGTCGAGCGAGGTCAGGTTGAAGTTGGTTGCGGCGGTACCAGAGTTGCCGTCGCCGCTGACCATGATGTCAATCACGGCGGCGACCTTGTCACTCTCGGCCTGCACGGCCATGCGCGCGATGTGCAGCTGGATCAGGTCGAAGCGCATGCGGCGGAGCTGCTCGTAGGAGATCTCGAGCGCGCGGCCATATTTCTTGAGGCGGATCGTGTTATTGCCGCCGGTCAGCTTGGCCCCCGGCACCTGCGTTCCCTCAGCGACCCTCACCATGCGCTGCTCACTGGTGTTGTCGGTCAGGTAAAACGCCTGGTACGCGCCGCCGTTGATTGGCGACGTGATGGCGATCAGCTCGGCAAGCGGGATCGCCGGCGCGATCTGGAGGTTCGTGCGCGGCATGTCGGCGGTCGCGTAGGGATTGATCGTGCTGCCAACCGCATTGTCGCCGTTGACGTAGAGCGCGCGGGTCGAGACATCGCGACCGGTCGCGGCGCGGCGCCACTGGCGGGCCATCCACTCGGGTGCCAACGCGCGGGTCTGCTCATTCTGCTCGAACGCCTCGAACGTGTCGGCGAAGACGCCATGCTCCAGCATGGTGCGCGTGCGGATGTTTGCGATGCGTAGCTGGCGCGAAAAGGCGTCCAGGCCGTCGTTGTAGCCTTCCGAGGGATCGAGACTTTCGAGGTAGGCCGAGAACGACATGCTGCGGGTATACGCTTCGCGGTAGAAGTCGGGGGACAGGCGCGCGTGGAGTTCCTGCGCGCGAGGGCGACCTTCGGTGGGCATAGGGGTACTCCTTCGGAGGGGCTAGGATCGGCGGGGGAGCCGATCAGAGGGGGAGATGATAGAGGCTATTTAGAGGCTGACGCCGACCGCTGTGGTCGTGCCGTTATTCCAGATCTGGCCGCGCGCGACGCCGAGTTCGGCGGCGGTGCCGGTCGCGACCTCGCGGATGTAGCCCTTGGCCGACGCCGCGCCGAGCGCGCCGACGATCTTCTTGCCGCGCGTGAGGGTTGCGCCGCTGCCGCCGGGCAGCGTCATATAGCCTTCGATCTGGACATTGGCTTTGAGGTCCGACTCAACACTGATCAGCTTGCCGACGATCGCGTCACCATCGGCGCAGAGTGCCACCGTGTCGTCGGCGGACAGCGTGACCGCCTTGCCGATCATCGTGGTGGCCGCGCCATCGGCGAGCGTGCCGTCATAGGTGATTGTGCTGTTGTCGATAATGAACGTCTCGTACTCCGCACCGTTGTCGGTGTGAAGGACGATGTTGCGAGGATCCGCCATAGGGGTGCCTTCCTTTCGAGGGGGTTGTCAGGTATCGGGTATCGGGTATCGGGTGTCAGGTATCAGGAGAGAGGTGCCCGGCACCCGAAACCCGATACCTGATGCCTATTTCGATTACTAGCCGCGATAGGCCGCGTCGGGGGTGGCGGGTGCGGCTGGTGCGGACGGGGGCGGTGTTTCGCCGCCATCCGTCTGGCGGCCACCAGGGAAGCGCGCGTCGCCGATCGTCTTCCAATCGGCGGCCATGCGCTTCACGGTGTCGAGCGGCGCGGCCACCAAGATCGCGCGGTAGGTCTCTTCGCTGAAGCTTGCGCCCAGCGCGCGCGCGCCCTCCGCGAGCGCGGACGCGACGAGGTCGGTGCGATAGGCGGTGCCGTCGTCGGCCAGCGGTCGCAGGCGGGTCAGCTCGGTCGTCAGCCAGCGGACGCCGCTGATCGGCTCTGCGCGCTGGTCTTCGGGGACGCCTGCGGCGACGAGCAGTGCGCGCACGGCGTCGAGTGGATCAGGGGTGATACCAGGCGCAGCATCGGCCTGACGCTCTGTGTTCTCGAGGGGCATAGGGGTCTCCTTTTGGGTTTCGGGTTTCGGGTTTCGGGTTTCGGGGGTTGGGTCTTCGACTCCTGGCACCTGATGCCCGATACCTGATGCCCGTTTGTCGGGTAGATGGATGCGGTAGCGCTGCTCCAGCAGACGCGACTGCGTAGAGGAGAGACGACCAGCCTCAGCCGCCTGGCGGGCCAGGATCGCCGCGCCGGGCGTCGCGCCGTCGTAGACTGAGCTGACCTCGGAAAGATCGGCGTTTTTGACCAGTGCCCAGCACAGCACCTCGCGCACGGTCGTGAGTGCGCCCTCGCCGTCCTTGATCTCGTACATGAGGCCCGGTACATGCCAGCACTCCCACCAGTCGGTCAGCATGTCGCGTCCGCAAATGCTACAAATCCACTGCCCGCCATGGAATCCAACACTGTCGTCCTTGACGATCCCGGCGCGCACGCGACTGACAAATGACTGCGTTTCCGGCTCCTGGAGGCAGTAGGCATCGGCCAGGACGCGTGTCACATCACCGGCCGTTTCGACGGTACCGGTGAGCGTCGAGCCAAACGGCATCGCACAGTGGTCGTGTCCGATCAGGAACGCCACGCCCGCCGCCGCTGCGCGTGCGAAGTTCGGTAGCGTGGTCAGCGGGTCCATCTTTGTGAAGTAGGAGTCGAGTCGATTCGAGCTTATCTCGTTGCCCCACACAAACGGCGGGAAGCTATCGAACACGCTCGGATCGACGGCGCGCTCTTGGGCCAGCGTGAGCAGCTCGGTCGTCGTGGCGCGCTTGAGCACGCGGGCCTGTGTCGCAAAGACAAGGCTACTGAGATCACTGGTCACTCTGGTCTCCTCTGGCGGTCATCCGCCCGGTGCGTCTGGCGCGGATCGTTCACTGTCTGGTCGAGACTGTTACTACCGGTCGCACCGACGGTTCGGTTGACGCTAACCACAGCCGTGGGGATAGCGGTGTAGTGACCCGTCGCGGCATCAAAGCGCCAGTGGACACGGGTAAGGACAGTGCGGCGGCTGGGATTGCTCATCGGTTGCTCCCTGGGTCGGCCTGCACCGCCGCTGCGTCGGTCGCCGCTGGCGCGGTGCTCGCGCTGCTGCGCGGTGTCGGCGCGTCGGCCTTGTCTTTCCCAGCGCCGCGCTGCGCCGCCTCATCCTGGCTGGTCCAGCCGGCGTCGTACTGCGCGCGGGCGTTCGCGATGTGGAGCGCCTCGACCTGTGCGTCGCGCAGCAGCTCGGCGGCGCGCAGCTCTGCGAAGCGGAACGTGACATTGACCGCGTAGCCCTGTGCCTGCATGGCCAAGCCAAGCAGGTATTCCAGCAGGCTCTCGCACAGATGCTGGATCGCCTTGATACCCGCCGCGTAGATCTCCCACTGCCGGTTGGCGTTGGCCTCGCTCACCCCTTCGGCAATACCGAACATGAGCGGCATCGTCTTGAGCGCGCGCACGGCCTGGCGCTCCAGCGCTTTGATCAGGCCGTCTACCGCGCCTAAACTATTTGCGTCGATCGCGCCGACCGGTCGGTTGACGCTGACCACATCGGTGTGGATGTAGGCGTCATCCGGCTCCAGCGCGCTGTAGGCTGTGCTCACGTCGCTGATGACGCCATCGACCCAGGCCTTGAACGCCTCAGGATCGTCGCGGATGTCCTCCGGCATGGCCGACAAAAGCGACTCCAGCTTGACCACCAGGTCGATGCGCGGGTAACCCTGCTGCGCCACGACGCGCCGGAGATCGTGGAGCAGCGCGATCGCGAACAGCGTCGAGAACAGCGCCGGCGCCGCAATCGCGCGGCCATGCGGGGTGCCGAACAGCGGGTCAATCGGCGTGTAGCGCACGGTCGGGCGATCGAGCCAGATTTTCTTGCCGTTTTGGTACTGGAATAGCCGCCAGGTCTCGCCGAAGATCGGGTCGATCACTTTCTCAAAGCGCGCCGACTGCGGATCGGGCGTCGCGATGTCGAGCGGCATCCGGCCCGCCTCGTCCAGTACCAGTTCTGCGAACAGCGCGCCGCGCAGAAATGCCCCGGTGTAGAGCCGCCCGATCAGGATGTCAAAGGCGCTGTGGCGCTCGCCGATCGTCTTGATTGTCGCATCCAGCACCGCCTGAACGCTCTGCGGCGCGAGACTACCAGACGGACGCCGCGCCTCAGCCGTCCATCCGGGATTGGTCATGCGGAGGAAATCCCAGAGCGCGCGCGAGATATCGGGACTCACATCCGCCAGCAGCGTCAGCAGCTCGGCGGGTGACACGCGATCGAGTGTCGAGGTGTCGAGGTCGCGGACGCGCCATGCGTCGTCCGAGGAGAGCGGCGCGGCGACGGTCAAGGCACTCGCGATCATGCTCTGCTCGGTGTCTGCCGAGAGTCGGGCGCGTGTGCCGCCGAGGTGGCACGGCGGGGTGCGACGACTCGTGGCGCTCGCCGACTCCGGCGCGGCCTCAGTCATGGCAGCGGCACGGATGCCAATACCGATGGCGTTCAGCCAATTCATTCGTGCGAGTCTCGATTGCTCAAGCGGGGTTCCATCCTTTGGTGCGGCCTTGGGCGAGCGGCAGGCCGGGGAGTCCTTTGGGAAGCGTCTGGAAGGCAATCAGGTCATAGACGCAGGCGTGGAACAGATGATCGGGTGCGGTGTGCGCCCAGCGCGCCTGTTCTTGTCCCTGGTCGTTCTTCGCCATCACACGGATCGGGGCGATCATGTGCGCCTGCACCTCCGTGTCGTTGTGAATCGATACTGGCCAGTGCTCGGCGGCGGTCGCGACCGCGTGAAACACCGCATCCATCGCCATCGTGCGATTGATCAACACCTGCTCGCTGCCGGCGATCTCGCGCCCCTCGTCATTTTTCTCGATCTTCGTGCGGACCAGCTCGCCGGCCATGCCGTTCGGGTAGAGCGCCCGCGCGACCTTGCCGTGCTGCCCGAGCGCCCAGTCTTTGCAGGCGTGCAACTCAGGCAGCGCATCAATCACACAACGCCGCACCTGGTAGGTTGCGATCAGCCGATCCAGCTCGACCCAGTTCGCGACGCTGCCCATGGCGCGGATGTAGCGCGCGCCGTCCGGCCCGGTACTGCTGATGCGGTAGTGCAGCCGTGCGCCGACATCCACCCCCATCGTCGTCTGTCGCCACGGCCCGCTCGGCAGCGCGCCGCCGATCAGCGCGTGACTGAGCTGGGTCAGCATCGCCAGCGTGATACGGCTGCCGGCCGGCTCGAAGGGTAGACCCAGGTCGCTGCGGTAAAACTCGGCGACCTGCGCCGGGTTGGTGCTGACACTGGCCTGGACCAGCGCCGATAGGTCAACCGAAGGAAACGCCAGCGCCGGGATGTGATAGCCCCGGATAGCGGTGACATCCGGTCGCTGTGCGCGCCAGCGCCCTGGTCCAGAGCGATCGATCGTGCGCTTGCAGTTCGGGCAGTGGACGGTGATCGGCCCGCGCAGCAGCCGCTCGGTGTCCCAGTGCTGCCACTCCGCGCGATCCGCGTTTGCGACGCGCACATCACGAAAGAAGTCCAGCTCGCTCCATACGTCGCAGGCCGGGCAGTGCGTTTCCCAGATGCGCATGTCGCTCTGGGCATAGAGCGCATCGATCCCCAGGCCTGGCAGGAGTGGCGTCGAGAGCGCGATCTTGCGCTTGACGACGCTGGCCCTGAGCCGCTTATCGGCCATCGCCACAGCGGTCGGGTCCATCTCGTCGTACTCATCCAGGATGAGGATGTCCGCCGGGAAGGACTTGAGCGACTTTTTTGAGTGCGTGCCGCGCAGGTAGAGGTAACTCGCGCCGACCTGCTTGAAACCTACGTCGTCGTAGGGGCTGCCATCGAACAGCTTGGCCAGGTATACGCTCTCATCTTTGAGCGACGAGAAGCGCTCCTTTGAGAAGTCGGAGAGCGCCGCGCCGGTCGGGAAGAGATAGGCGACGTTGAGCCCGGACTTGCCGGTCTGCCAGTAGCGTGCGCCTGCGTCGAGCGCGTGGCAGGCTTTGGTGATCGCCATCTCCGAGACGCCGACCTGCGCGCACTTGCGATAGACCTGAAACGGGTGGTCGTCGTCGTACGGCTCCTGGAGCGGCGCGTAGCGGTCGAGCGAGAACGGCTGATCATCGATCCGGCGATAGGCTTCGGCCCACGCGCGCGGCGGGAGCGGCGGTGCCTGGCCGGGCGCATCTGCCGGACCGAAGACGGCATCAATCTCCTGACAGAGCGAGTCCCACGGATCGGCGGTCGCGGAGCCGGGCGAGGATGCGTTCAGCGCACTCTGGGGCCTCTTCACGGATTTCCTCAATCACCGCCGCACGAAAGCGCCGCTGCTCCTCAAGGCTGTACATCAGCTCCAAAAGCTTGGTCGCCGCCGTAATGTGTTCACGCGCCTCACGCAGCGCGCCGACCAAGATCGCCGGCGATACCATTGTCTCGTAACGTTCGCCGGTCGCCGATGTGCGCACTTCGATGATGCCCGCCTCCAGGCGTTCGATCAGCTGCTGCACCCGGCGATAGTTCTCCTCTAGTGCTGCCGTGCTGTCGAATAACGACGCCCCCGCCGTTTCAATGATTGCGCGCTGGGATGCGACGATCGGCGTTGCGGCCCTCGGTGTCTCGGCGAGATAGCGGCGGGCCGCCGATTCGCTGACGTTGCATTCACGCGCGGCTCCGGCGATGCTTCCCTGGCGTCCGTATGCGGAAAGGAGCTGTTCGCCAGTCGCTTGGTCGATACTGGGGGTTCGGCCCATCGTGCGATTGCCCGCCGCTATTCCGTCGAAATCCAGGCGGCGAGCCGCAGTATGAGCGCGTTGATCATGAGCAGCAGCCAGAGAAGCGGATGCGCGCAGAACAGCGACTTAGGGCGCGGCATGTGCGTGCTCCACGAAGAGGCGCAGCAGGATGCCCAGCTGATCCTCGAGCTCGCCGACGCGATGCACGAGGCTGCGATTGTCTTCAGCGAGGCGGTTGTTCTGTGCGTCCAGTGCGCGGTAGAAATCCGCACGGAGCCTGCGGCTCTGGCGATCGAAGCGGCGCGCGGTTGCGTCGCGTAGCCACGACACGCGATCGTTGACTCGCTCGGCGTAGACCACCAGCTGATTGTGCGCGTCCTGCTGGTCGAGCAGGTGCGACTCCAGCTCGGTCAGCGCGGTGTCCTGGCGGTCGCTCTGGTCGCTCACGAGATCGATCCGTCGCGACATGTTGTTGAGTGCGCTGCCTTGCGCGTCGATCCGGTCGCCGACATAGCTCACATCGGTACCGAGCGCGCAGAGCGGACAGCGGCCCGATCCGGTGTGGTTGTGAATGCCACAGTAGTGATAGCTGACAGCGTCTAGCTGCTGCATGACATGTCCTTCAGTGCGAGCCGCACAACTGTCGCCGGGTCGATCTCTAATGCAAGCGCCGCAAGCACATCTGGTGCGAGATCGGCGAGCGCGATCGTTCGTGGCTTCTGGCGGTACCATGGCTCGCGTAGGTGATCGGCGGCGCGACGCTCACGCCGGATCGCGTCCAGCGCGTGTCGATGGATGACGTAGCCTGGTCGCGGCTCTTCAGTGCCGAGCTGCGCATTCGTGGCGGCGAGCTGCTCGCGGGTCGGCTGGTCCATCACACGCTCCTAATCGCGTTCGCAATCGCCGCGATCTTATCGGCGTAGCCGTGCCCGGGCACCGCCCAGCGGCCTTCGAGTCCGCGCAATGTCGGCGCACTCCCGCGATATGACTGTGGCAGCAGGCGCACACTCAGCGCGCGGCGGATAAGCAGCTTCTGTAGGTCGGTTCCTGCGCCAGGCTTCAGTGCGTAGGCCAGGAGTCGCCCGATGTGCGCGGGGATCGCCTCGTCGCGCCAGGATGTAAAGCCACAGCAGCGGCGGTAGCAGCCGCGATCGGCGTCATAGACAAAGCCTGGCTGTGGTGTTGCGCTCCGCTCGCCGTTGACGCCGATGCCGGCGGGGTTGCGGCAGGGATTGCCGTCCGGGTCCTCGCGCTGCGAGAGCGCGGATGTGAGGTTGCCGGTCTCGTGGATCAGCTGACTAATGGCGATAACTGCGCTGATGCCGGTGCGACCGCAAAACTCGAAATAGCCGCCGATGATTTTCGCGACATCCAGATCGCTGTACGCGCCGTGCGGGCGGCTGAGGATGTAGTGATAGCACTGCGGCGGGATCGCGCCGAACGGGCCAAGCAGCGGCGCGTCGGCGGTGATGCGCTCGATCATGTGAGCCTCCGCCACGCGAGCCGCCAGAGTACACGCCAGAGCCAGGAGAGGCCGGGCGCGGCAATCTGTGCTCTGACCATGCGCGCGGCCAGCCGCTGCCAAGGAAGGCTGATCACAGCCACACTCCTAGCGTCTCGCTGATAAAGCCAAGATCGGCTTGCTCATGCTCGACGCGCGCCATATGCACCCAACGCGGGTTGTCGGCGTCGCTGGTCTCTTTGACCGCATTGATAAACAGGATCGTGCCTGGCTTCATGCGCCCGGCGATGTCGTAGCCCACGCCCGGTCCTTGTCGCACCCGCGCGGCCAGTGTGAGATCGGGGCGGATCCGGAAGCGCCGGATGCCGATCTGCGGGATCGTCGGGGTGATCTGCGGTACGCGACCAGCGCGATACGCGGCCAGGTGCTGCATCAGCGACACGCCTGGGCAGGCGGTCGCATGTTTCCACTCTAAATGGCCGACGATGCGGCTGAACGGGAGGTCGAAGTGCGCGCGGGCGGCGTCGCTCACGCGGAAGGCACTCGCGAGTTGGAGCGGCGTCGGCTCTTGGTGGCCGCCAAGCGGGAAGTGGAAGGCCAGGCCGTGCGCGTTGCCATCGGCGTGCGCGCAGTGCCAGAGCAGCGCATCAATGTCGCGCGTCTGATAGATCGTGCCATCGGCGGCGATGGCCAGGTGGTACATGAGCCCATCAGCGCCGTTCTTCGTGCCGCCCCAGCCCTTGCGCATCTGCCATTTCGTATCGGCGATCAGCTGCGCGATCAGGCCGTCGCCGGACTGATGCGCCTGGGGGACTTCTGGTCCGTTGTAGTGCCAGGTCGCTGAGGTCGTCGCCTCGCGCGTCCCGATCGACCACGCGGCACGCGGGAGCAAATGGCGGATGTCGATGACATGCAGATCGTCGAGGAAGCTCATCGCGCGCTCCAGCGATTGATCGAGACGACGCCAAGCACAAGCGCGGCCTCAGCCGCTGCCGGCAGCAACCACACGGCGCGCGTTGCGGCGGCGTAGAGCACCACGAGTGTGATCAGTGCGAGCAGCAGGAGCTGTTGATTGCTACGACTGCGCATTACCGACCTCTGCATCTAGTGTCATCCCGTGCGTGAGTTGCGAAGCGACCATCGCCAAGAGGCCCGCGCTTGCCGTATCCAGCACAGAGAGCACGTCGCCGCCGGAGAGCGCAGCAATCAGCACGTTCAGCGCGCCGCCAATGAGGCCGGCGAGAAAGAGCGCGGCCAGGCGGGCGTAACGCGGCGTAAAGAGCAGAGCGCGGATGCGGACGCCAAGACGACGGAGGGCCGGATACCGAGTCGACGGAGCGGGGGAAGCCGACTCGGTATCCTGGGGGAGAGCCACGCGGAGGTAGGCGAAGGCGATCGAGGCCAGCGCTCCGACAACAGAAGGCGCTGCGGCATAGCGCAGCAGCGGCAGAAAGATTGCGAGTGTCTCAGACATCAGCGGGCTCCTCGTGCGGCAGTCGTTAGCGCCTGGTTGTTCTTTATGCAGACGCGCAGTTCTTTGCGCGCATCGGCCAACTCAGAGCGGGCGGCCTTGTGGGCCTCGCGCTCCTCATCGAGGTCACCTTCCAGCGCGGTGATGCGCGTGGTCAGATCGGCGATTAAGGTGCGCAACGTCGCGACTTCGGTTTTTCGCACCGTGTTGACGCTGGCAGCGATGGCCGCCATGAGGCTACACAGTGCGGTCACAATCAGGCCGATGGTCGTTGCGTCCATGGAGTGGCTTTCGGCTAGGAAGGTAGCTCATCCGCCGCCGGGCCGTGCCTTTTGGGTCACGACGGTGGGCCTAACCACACGGCAGCTCGGGTATCGCGGCGGGCGAGCGTCAAAAAAAGATGCGCGGCTCGTCCGTTTTCTCAACTTGAGAAAAGGGATGAACCGCGCAGTGATTCTGCTCTGGTCAATTTCGGTTGTCTACGCTCGGCTAGCTCTTGGCTGGCCGCACGATCTTTACGATATCAAAGCGGCCATGCTTCGGGACACGAATCCGATCGCCCGCCTGCCAGATACCCTCACGCTTCGCGCGTGCAAAGAAATCACGCGGGTCTTCGCCGTCGAGTTTGATGGTAAACACCGTCTCAACATGCAGCGGAGTGCCGTCCTGGTCGATCAGGAACTCAGCCTCGCCATGCAGTCCAGCAAGAGTGTTGAGTGCGTCGAGTGTGCTGTCAGGCATGGGTGCGTTCCTGTGCTAAGACTCGAAAAGCGCGACCACGTCGACTCTTGGAGTCGTCGGGCCGCGCAGTGATTCTGCTCTGGCGATCTTCAGTTGCGGAAATGATAGCATGGACGTTGGGCCGTGTCTAGCGTGTGATGGTCCCCTCTCGGGTAGTACCTATACGAACACGCATGCGGGTCTCTGCGATACGGTAATCCGATCATCCGTTGGTCCTGCCATATAGCATGACCACTCGTTGGCGGGCCGCACGGGTGTTCGCGCACCTCTATACTTACATGGTTACATTACCGAACTGTAACCATGTAAGCACCTTTGTGTCATTGCATCCGCACAAACGTGCCGGTACAATGGCTGCATCACGCACAAGGAACCCTATGTCCGCTCCCCCAATGTCGGAAACAGTGGTCATGCTCGACGCGGTACACCAGTTACGCGGCCTCCTTACCGATCTCCCCGATCAATTGCAGGCTCTCCTGGTCCAGCATAGCCGCATGCAATCCGAGATCACGCGCCTTGCTGAGGAGGTCGCGGCGCAATCCGCCGAAATCACGGCGCTCCGCACAGCGATCGCACGACTCCCCGGCGAACTCTACGGCGCGCTTGCGATGGATGCGGAGATCGGCACAGACATATAAAGGCGGCTACACTGTGACGATGCATGCAAAAGAGCCATATACGGACGATCAGGCCGAGCGGCTGCGATTGCTTGGTCTGATCACCATGCAGCTCGTGCATGATCTGGGGGGGCGGCTGACGGGCGCGGTGGGCAACCTCGATCTCGCGCTCTCCGACATTGATGCCGAGCATCCGTCGCGCGAGCTGCTGTGTCTGTCGCGGCGGCTTATGGACGACATGATTGGTCTGCGCGCTTGGCTGCTCGCGTTCGCGCGCGGCGATACACGCGAGGCGCAGCTGCTCGATCTTGGCGCGCTCGTCGCGCAGTCCCTGCCGATCCTAGCCGGACTGATAGGATCGCAGATCCAGATCGTGACGACGCTGACACCGGGGTGCTACGTCGAGGCCGACCCAGCGGCGCTCCAGCGCGTGCTGTTTAATCTGCTGCTGAATGCGCAGCAGGCGATCACAGCGGAAGGGACGATCGAGATCGCGGTGAGGAAGCGCGCGAGCCGCGTCGTGCTCTCGATTCAGGACGACGGCTGTGGCATGTCGCGCGCCGTGCTCTCACAGATACTGACGCCGTTTTACACCACGAAGCCGGGCGGAACCGGGCTGGGCCTGGCCACCTGCCGGCAGCTGCTTATGCCGTACGGTGGCGGGCTTGAGATCAGTTCGACGGTCGGAGTCGGCACGACCGTGCGGGTGCTGCTGCCGGCGGTCTAGTCGTCGAGGATACGCGGCCAGCACACTGCACTTGCGCCGCGCGGCCCGCCGCGATACGCCGCCACATTTGCCAAGACGGCACTGACGCCGCTGGCGTGCCATTTCCCGCCGCTCGGCCCCGGCAGCGGCAGTGCGCGCGCGATCTGGCGGAGCGACGCCCCTACCCGATCGAGCGCCACGATCTGCCGCACCACCTCAGCGGCATCCGCATCCACCACGATCCCCGCTGGCGATCGGACGTAGCCATACGGCAGCCGCCCACCGCGCTCGCCGTCCTGCTTCCCGCGCTGATTGCGCCCGCTCGTCGTGCGCTCGACGATATTGTCGCGCTCCAGCTGCGCGAGCGCGGCGAAGATCGTCAGCACGAAGCGGCCCGCCGGCGTCGTCGTATCGAGCGACTCTTTGCACGAGACCAGTTCGGCATCGGCGTCCACGATCAGATCGACCAGATCCAAAATGATGCGCGTCTTGCGGCCCAGCCGATCGAGCGCCAGCACAATCACGGCGTCGATCTCATGCGCGGTGATTGCGGCGAGCAGCGCGGCCAGGCCAGGCCGCATGCTGGCGTCCTTGGTCCCACTGATGCCTTCATCCGCGAACTCAGCGGCGATCTTCCAATCTTTGACCACGGCCATAGCGCGGCAGCGCTCACGTTGGACATCCAGGCCATAGCCATCGCGGGCCTGGTCATCGGTCGAAACGCGCACGTAGATCGCAGCGCGGATAGGTGTTGGTGGTTGTTTTAGGGCATCAGGACGCGGCATAGTGGAGGTTGCCGGGTGGGCTGTCCAGTAACTCGAAAGTTACTGGACAGCGAGAGGGTTACAGGACAGATGATGGACAGGCGTGAGTCAACGCTCACGCCTGTCCATCATAGCATGCGATGCGCAGCGCCGGAAGGGGCGCGCGGTCCTGAGATGAGTAGGACTCTATTTCACGAGTCCTGTGGTGCCGGCGACTGCTCCATGCTCGTTTAGCACCTCATGCACGATCTTCTCCAACTGAGCGAGCGGGAACGGCCTGGGGAGATACCAATCCACGCCCGCCGTGTGTGCCCGCCGCGCGAGCGCAGGTGTGGCGTACGCCGCGACGAGGACAACGCTGATATCGGGTACGAGCGATTTGATCATCTCGGTCAACTGGAGTCCATTCATCTCGGGCAGGGAGTAAGCAGTCATGACAAGTGGCACGGGTCGCCTGATGATCTGGGCCAATGCCTCGGCTCCGCAGTTTGCCGTGATGATGTCGTAATTGGTGGTCAGGTCGCGCATGAGGCGATGGAGGATGCTCAGAATGGCCGGCTCATCCTCGACCAGCACAATCGCTGGAATACGGATCATGGGGGTGCTCCTTCCGCGCAGTGGCATCCATATGCTTTGCCAGCAGACGTGGGAGGCGCTACAATACACATGCGCACGGCGCATAAACGAATAGACGGAAGCCCGCCCCCAGCTGACCGGCCAGGGCGGGTTTTCTGTTGGTGGCGAGTATAGCACGTCTGTGTCGCGCTGAGAAGAGGCGCGCACACGAACGCCGCCCGGCTGATATGCTGGGCGGCGTTCGGTGTCATAGGGACCAGGGGACCAGGTGCAGCGCGCTTACGGCTCGTCGGCCTCCGGCGCTGGCGGCGCGTCCGCCTGGGCCTTCCTGCGAGCGCGGTAGGCGGCCATGCGCGTGCGAATCTGCTCCGGGTGCTTCTCCGCATAGGTGCGGCTGGCACGGCGCATCGCTGCGCGCAGCGGGCTGTCGTCGGCTGCCTGCTTCGCGGCGGCGGCGGTGCGCGCCTTTGTGTGCGTCTTGCAGTACGCGCTGTAGCGGTAGCCGCCGGCATACCGTGCTGCCTTCGTCCGATAGAACTCGGCGAGCGGACGCTCGGCGTCGCAGTCCGGGCAAAACTTCGTCAGCGGTGATTCGTCGTGGGTCATTGTGTGCTCACTTTCGCGCGTTGGAGCGGGGCGGCGACACTGCCGCCCCGCGCCGTTCCGGCCTAGTCCTCGCCTTCCGGCTTCCGGTCGTTGTTCAGGAACCGCTGCCGCTCCATTTCGCGCTGCCAGCGCTCACGTTCGCTGTAGGAGTCCTCACGCCGCTGCCGCTCCGTGCGCGCCTTCTGCACCATCTGCGCGCCGTTGTCCGCTTGCCCCTGGTAGCGCACCAACAACCGCTTGTTGGTGATGTAGGCAGGCGCGCTGCGCTCCGCAACCAACATGGCTTCGGTGGTCACATCGTAGGCCGTGGACAGCGCGCCGCGCGCCTGTCGGATACGATCCAGCGCCCGGTAGATCGCGCGCCGCATCTCTGCATATTCCGGCGCGTCTGGGATGTCGCTGGCGGCTGCCAGCAGATTCTGGTGTGCGAACTCGATCGACTGCTTGGCCCAGCTGACCCCGCGCCGCTCGCGGTGCAGCGCGTTGGCGATGGTGTTGGCGGTTGGATAGTTCTGCTTCGACATTGCCAGTTCCCCTTTGCTTAGTGCGGTGTCCCGATGACATGTCTATAATAGCATAATATATGCTCTAAGTCAAGAGGCAATTTGCCCATTTTGGCAGCGATTTTACCGCATCAGGACGCGGCAAAAAGCCGGTTCGATCGCGATGATCGACCGGCCTGACGAGAGGCGCGGCGGGCTATTTCGGGTCGAGCAGCGCGCGAATCCAGGGGAGAGGCTGACCGCTAGGATCACGCAGCTCGCCGGGCAAGCGCGTGAACACCGTGAAGGTGTGCGCCTCGACAATTGGGTCAAGGTCGAGATCGACCGCAATCGAGCGTGCCTGCTGGGGGTTCTCCGCTTCCAGATGCACGAAGCTATGATCGTCGAGGGTGTTGCGCTGCGACCAGCCGACGACCACATCGCCGATCGCGGGATCGAACCAGCTCCAATGATACAGGACCAGCGCACGGCCAGCGTGCCAGGCCCACGCCGGCGCATCGGGTGATGATGATGATGACATAGCTTGCTCCTTTTTGCTGAGTATAGCAGATGTGAGCAACTGGATGTGAGCAGGCGGGCGGATCGCCTGCTCCCCGCTTGCCGCCTCACAGCGGCAGCTCTGCCCCCTCCTCGCTCGTCGCCGCCTGGATCGCCGTCGCCTCGATGTAGGCACCCAGCCGCGCATCCTGCCGGCGCACGCCCGTGACAACCACCGGCGTGCCATTCGTGCGCTTGGCCCACGCGACCGCCAGGTCGCCCTTGGCGATCACCGTCTCGTCGCCAAGCGTGAAGCGCAACCAGGTCGTGCCGTTCACCCTGACTTCCCGTTCGGTGATCCGACCCATCAGCGTGATCTCCGCCGGCGCAGCTAGCCCAGCTGGTGCGCCGTCGAGCGGCAGATTAGCCGCCTGGTACATCCGCCGCACCGCACCCGCGCCATCCTTGATGACCCAGCCTCTGCCGCGTTTCTCGGCTGCGACCCAGACCTGCGGCAGATCGGTGTAGAGATAGCGGCCTAGCCCGAAGGCGGCGCAGGCGCGCTTGAACGCCTGCATCGCCGCGCTGGTGGCCTGATTCGGGTCGTTCGCCTCTGCCTCACCCACATCTTCGCGCGTGATGCCCAGCACCGTCAGGCGACAGATCACCGCGCGATCATTCCAGGGGGTGTAGGCGACATGCCACGACTCAGGACCAGCGACGGCATCGAGCCGGGCCTGGTACAACCGTGCATCGACGTAGGCCAGCGCCAGCGCCGTGCCGTTGGTCTCGGAGACCGCGCCCGGCTTGACCTCGACCGCTGCCGCTGGGAACGGCGCGACGAGCTGGGCGGCAATGTCGTTCAAGGTGGTCATCGGAGCATCCTCGCTTTCGTTGTATTGTCTGGTGTCACGAATGTCATGAGTGTCACAAGTGTCGCGAATGTCATTCTTACAGTAATCCCGCATCCCACTCTTCCGCCAGCGCCGGCGCAGCTCGCCGTGCCTGCCAGCCGAGCGACACAATGATCTCATAGCGGTCCATTGCCAGCACAGGCGGCGTGGGGAATGGATCATCGGCGGTGTCTGGCGCGAACGGTAGCGCGAGCTGCACTGCCGGCGCGATAGCGCGCTTGAGCGACATGCCGTGTTCTCGGCAACAGATTGGGCAAAGGCGTGGGGCCTCTTTCCTGCGCTTGAGCTGCTGTTCGAAACTGAGCGGCGCGCGCCAGGCGCAGACGAGCTCGATCGTGATGCCCTGCGCGACCGCCGCGCGGGTGATTTTCGCGCCGCGCCCGGCCAGATGCTCTGCGATCCGCCGCTCCAAGCCTGCTCCATCGCCCGCTGGGTCATCAGCATAGCCGGTGTAGTGCTGTGCCTGGCCGCGCGGGTTCGTGAGGTTGCCGAGTGGCCGGCTCATGTGGAGCAGGTAGCACCAGCCAAGCGAGGCAGCGGTGATGCGTCCGCACATCCTACACCTCCACCGTCGCCATGAACGAGGCCCGCGCCACGGCGATCCGCGCGCCCAGCGCCTGATCGCGCGCTGTGTCGAGCGACTGTATAGCCTCCTGCTCTTGAGCAAAGCGCGATGGCCGCTGCTGCCAGGCCGCTGCACGCGCTGCGCGTCGCTCGGCAACACGCTGCGTGACACAGCCGTCGCACGCGCGGCCATAGGCGATCGGCTCGCCACAATGGCGACAGGCGCGCGCTGGTGCAGCGACGGCGCGGCGCTCGATGATCAGCACGTCGTACACCGGCGCACGAAAGCCGCCGTGATTATCGAGCGGGCCGTCGTCTACCGGGGGTTCGCCGCTGGGCTCGGCTGCGGCGTCGAAACTCGCCACCTCCAGTCCGATGATCAGCGCGAGCGGCCAGTGCATCACCGCGCCCGCGCTGCAATTACACATATAGTCGCCGTCGTGGCGCACGATATGCGGCGGCTCACCTGGCCGGCGACTGGGCAGCAGCCACGCGCCCGATGCGAGTCGCTCTGGCCGGACGCCCGCGCGCCACTCGATCAGTGCGTTGGTGTAGGATGTGCAAGCGCGCTGGAAGAACGTCGCGTCGCCCTTCTCGCCAGCCGTGCGAGCGGCCCGCGCATGATCGGCGTTCTCGTCGGCCAGCCGCTCAAGCGCCGCCGCGACCGTCGCCTCGATCGGCGTCGGCGCTGCGCCCCACTTCGCGTCGTAGTGCGCGACCCACTGCGCCACTAGCTCCGCATTCCACTCGCCGTATTTGCGGGTCAGCATCAATGTGACTGTCTCAATCTTCGTCGCCAGCTCCCAGCCGCGCCAGCGCGCTGCGCGGGCCTCGCCGGCAAGGGCGATGAAGGCGTCGAGGTCGATGCGGGCGGTGCGAAGGGCGTAGCGGACTTCGTGCGTGAGCTGTTCGTTGATTGCGTCGGCGTAGTTGCTGCTCATGGTGGTGGCTCCTGTGTGTTGTCTTGAATGAACATATCGTGTTGTCTACACTACATATGATACCATGAACCAGTGTTGCTGTCAAGTACTATTTTGGTGTCTTGACAACACGTTATAGGCATGGTAGACTTCGAAACGTAGCAGCAACACATGAGGAGGTACGAGGTGCCAAAGATCGTAACCAAAACCCGCCAGCTCCGACTAAAGAAGCAGCTGGAGCTGGGACGCCCGATCCCAGTGCAGGAAGTAGCAGGCGCCACAGGCATAGATCGCGCGGCGCTCTCTCGGATTGAGACAGGGAAAACTTCACGTATCGACTTCGATACCCTCATGAAGCTCTGTCTTTATTACGGGGTAGAGGTCGGTGATATACTGGAATTGGACCCGAACGGACGACAAAGCCCTAACCTAGCGCCAGTGCTAATTCCTGGCTAGGTTAGGGCTTTGTCGCGTGGTTTGCTGCCTAGTTTCCAGGCTCCGCAGCGACCCACTCAGCCATCCGTCGAATCTCCTCGCTGTTGCTGCTTAGAGTCGTGCGTTAGGCTGTTTATGTGATCCCCGGCTAGGCCGGGCGAGAATGCGACATCTTTCGGGCAGCTGGGCTGCCGCTCTTGGATAGGACTCGCTGCTAGAGCAGGCCGCGAGCCACACGCACTTGAACAACTCGGATAGGCAAACTATCCCGCTCTCGTCGTCTGCCGCTTTGTCCCGGTCTACCCAGGCCGGATGAGACTTAAGGCGTCCCGTGCATCCCAGTGGCGTATCGGGCGGCGAGAAGCGATAGCTGCGTTGCGCGCACGGATACCGCGACGCGGCCATACTTCGATTTGCATTCGCTGGCGCGTGCGATGCGCCAGCAGCAATCGATTAATGTGTGAGGTTTATTTTCTCAGGGTGCCCCAACACAAACATGATTGGACGCTTCGGCGTAGTCTCAATACTCAGGAGTCGCCAGCCGGACGAAAGCCAATGGTTCACCCATCCCGCATCCTCCTCACGCCGGATCGTGCGAACAAGGTGATGTTGTAGTGACCCGTTCACAATCAAGATTTCGCGGTAGTCGGGACCAGGCTCGGGCATCAAGGCATAGCGGATGAAGAGATCAGTCGCCTCCGTAAGGCCACAGTCATTCATATCCTCTTCCTGTCCGTGACTTATCCGATCCCAGACAGTACCTGTGGTCCCTTGCTTCGCGTAATAATACGTTTCGCCCCCAAGTATGGAAGCAACCCGATTGCCAAACCCCCTTGGTCGATGATCAAGCAGCCACTGGCGTACATTGGCGCACAGATCGGCAATGCTCTCGCCGTATATCAGCGTCGAACGCTCCGGCTCAATCGATAGGACAATTTCTGCTTGCCATTGTCGTGTCATCATGCACCTACCGCTATGGGCTATTGAGTTTACGGTGCTCGCTGCACACTAAGCAGCATGTATTTAATCTCAGATGCGGTAATGATGGTGATAAGGCGCTTTCCTTCGATGGTTGTATCGATCTTTTCTTTAATCGCCTTCTCAAGATGAGGCTGTAGCCAGGTCGTTGAGTCGGGAATGCCCGGTACCGCGAAATCAAGTAGCGCGAGCATATGTACTAATGCATCCTGACTCGACGCCTTGCCTTCACCAAGCATGGCCTGTATCTGCGCTTCTTGAACGTCTTCGGGCGGGCCGATCAGCCGCAGTTTGATGCCCTTCGTTTTCGAGGTTCCCTCGACTGTTGGTATTCCCGCATCGGTCGCTGGCGCATCAGTAAAGACAAAGCCAAGCGGAGCGGCCTCGAAATGCGCCTGAAACGACGCGCGCGAGATGCCCAGACCAGGCGCTACCCGTGCCGATGATGCCGCTGTCGGGGCCGCTGGCGACTCCTGTACTGGCGCTGCGGTCGCTGGTGCAGCCGCCGCCGTAACATCGGTCACCGGCTGGCCTGTAGGTACCGCAACCGGCTGATCAGTCGGTACCGCAGCAGCTGGCGACGGCCCGCCGCAGCCAGCGACAAGCAGCGCGATCATCGCGAGCAGCGCGAGACGAAGAATACGCATTGCCCTCTCCCTCAAGCGGGACGTGCTATGATCTCCTCAATCGAACGGAAGGAGCCGACCTATGGACAAAACCCCTACCCCCGATGACCGAATGGTGCCAGCATACGTGCCGCTCACGCTCGTCGGTCACTACGTCCTGCCGAATGGACCACAGCGGGGCGAGTGCCGCCCGGCGCTGATCGAGCGCATCCATGATGTGGTGAGTGGTGCGGCAGACCTCCATGTCTTCGACGGCGAACCGCGACGGATTGAGTCCGTATGCTGGTCTCCTGCGAAAGTGCCCGGCACCTGGCACGAGGACGGCTGCACTACTCGCCTCACCGCTGATGAGCGAGCGGCGATCCATGCCGCGCGTTCCTAATGCAGTGCGCCGCTTATCCATGCATCGAGCAGCGTGATACGCCCGCAGGTGGTGCATGTGAGTTGGACGAGCGCGCCATCTGTATGGACATCGTACATGCCGCCGGGCGACGGCGTATCGTACCCACCCGACATGATCGGGAGCGCCCGGATCAGTTGCGGCGGGGCGAATGCGGATGCCCCGCACATGCAGGTGATGACGTGTATGTCTATCCATTCCTGGAGTCGTTGCTCATCCCCGGCGAAAGGCATGTCGCTTCCTTTCTGTAATCACGGGTTATTCCCTTCGGAGTGGTGCGATGTGGGCGACGGGACGCTCTGCTATCATTGAACAAACGACAAACGAAAGGACGCGACCGATGGACGAACTCACCCCCGAACAGGAAGCCGCGATTCGGCGAATCATCCGAGAGGAACTGGCGGCCCTTGGACAGCGGATGACCGTACGTCGCTCCCGTGGCGAACGTGCCGCCGCCGCTGCCGAGCGAGCGGCAAGTGCTATCCAGGGTGAGCAGGCAGCAGCAGACGCACAGCAATCACTCCTTGATCAGATCACCTAGCCCAGCGCGCTCAAGAATGTGCCGCCATTCGGCGGTGAATCGATCGCACTCGACTTCGTACGTGTCGAAATGCCCTTGCTCTTCACCAGAGCCATCCATCACTGCCCGTATTTCGGCAATCTTCGCTTGACTCATCGCTAAGAGCGCCTGCTGCGCGATCTCACCACCAGGCGGCGGTTCATTCCGTCGTACGGCACGATCGAACGCTTCCATGTAACGAAAGTGAGTCTCAAGCAGGGAATCATCAGCGGCACGTGCAAGATACTGCTGAAGCATCTGATGCTGTTCAATCCACACCGTAAAGAGCGCATGGAGTTGGCCCGAGTAGGCGATGAGCTGGAAATCGTATTCCTGCATTGGTTACGGCCTCCTGGCTTCAGTGGGTTTTGTTTCCTCCGCCATGCCTCCTGTGTGTACGTTGAAAGAGCGATGCACGGGCGTGGTGCGATGGGTGGTATGCTGCTCGACGCTGAACAGCGAACCACTCAGGGCAGCATTGAGCCAGCGAATCTGGCCCTGCAATGCGTACATAGGGTTGCGTCCGTTTAGACATACATCTGGCAGGACGAGCAAACGCTGCCACCGTTCCTTCGACCGCCGTATGACGCTACCCCTCGGGTGGTAGGATCATGATCGCCCCGATCGTGCTCAGGCGCACAACGAACGGCTGCCCACTCTGAAGGATGTAGTCAGCGGGCAATAAGCCCGCGCGCCAATCACTCAGCAGCTGTTCAAATTCGGCCTGGGTGAACGTGAAGTGCTGCGGACGGCCATCAGCATCCGCGAGCCAGCTGCCCTGGAGTGCGATGCGGATCGTGATTGTGTCCGTCTGCTTCACCATGGCTCCTGTGTAGTACACTGGAGAACAATGCACGGGCGTGGTGCGGTGGTGTTTTTTTGAATGAAAGGACTCGACCTTGAACGAAACGACCCGGCGACAGATTGGGCTACTGGCCGAGATGGTCGGCGCTTACCGCGCGGCACTGGAAAAGCAGGGCTTCCCCGGCGAGCTTCAGATCACACTCCTGAAGATGTGGTACGAGCGCTACCTTGCCGCCCTTACCGCGTTGGCCCCCGGTGCGCTCCCGCTACCCTATGTAGAGGACATCTCCGAAACATAGGAAAAGCCTGCATGGCTGCGACGGCTGACTTGGCTGCTTAGGATCAATATATCGGGCGTCGTACGTGCCATGGCTAGCGTCATGTCCGCCCGCACACTCCGCGATCAGTCGATCGCGCTCGGTAGTCGTCATGCGATAGGTCGCTACTCGATTTTCAAGCTGGCTTGCGCCGGTGCGAAACACGATACGGACGGTCACGTCACCTGCCGACTCACTCATAGTTGTCCTCCAACGCGCTGTTGACGCGCTGCGTTATTATTGTACGCCGCTGCACTCGTGGCGTGGGCTAGGTACCACAATGCCGGGAGCCAGAGGACTCCCAGCATTTTTTGGGGATAAAAAGTGGTCGGGGCGGAGGGATTCGAACCCTCTTACCCCGACCAACTACCAAGCGTCCGGCCCTGGCAGTGACTCGACCGCGACCCGCGAGTCTTCCGGGTCGGCGGCCACATAGATCATCGTCTGCCGCAGTTCCTGGTGCCCCAGCGCCTTCGATACGCTGTTGATGTCGCGCCCCTCGCGATAGGCCCACGTCGCGAAGGTGTGACGCAGGACGTGCGGCGCGAATTCGACGCCGGTGCGCTCTGACGTGCGCTTCATGATCTTGCCGACCCGGTCGGCTGAAAGCGCCTCCCCTTCCCAATCAAAGACCGGCCCTACACCGTCCCGGCCCTGCATGATACACCACTTTGCCAGCAGTGCGGCCAGCGCCACATGCACGGTGATCACGCGCCCTCGGTTCATCTTCGAGACGAAAATCGTAATCGTCCGCTCTGCCAGATCGACGGCTGACCAGTCCAGCTCGGCCAGCTCGCGCCGGCGCAACCCCGTGTAAATCGCCGTCAAGATCAGCATCTCGTCGCGCCGGCTGGCGACGCGCTCTTGAGCCGCAAGATAGGCCAGAAGCTGGCGCACCTGCACGCGCTTGAGTGCGCGCGGTATCGACTTGTCGCGCGGCGGCGCGGGTAGCTCGATGGCGGGCGACACAGCGACGAGGCCGAGTCCACGCGCCCAGTCGTAGAACACGCGTAGGGTGCTGATCAGATTCGCCTGTGACGAGAGGGACAGACCGACGCGCGTGCGCAGATACGCGCGCAGCTCAGGCTCACTGATCGCCGACCAGGCGATGTGTTCCTGGTCGAGGTAGCGCCCGAGCTGGCGCAGCTCCTGGCGATGGCGCTTGCAGGTGAGCGGCCTGCGGCCGGCGAGTTGCTGGTCGAGCAGGAATGCGATACAGGCGTCGGCGTAGGGCAGGATTGGACGGACGGGCGGCGGCGGTTCGACGGGGGCGGATGGACGCGGACGGGTCCGACAGGCACGGATCGGGGATGGGGTGCGCAACATGGCGATCTCCGCTAAAAGAGTCCGTGCCAACCAAGCGGCCCTACAACGCGTCGTTCATCCGCGCAGCATTACTGGCGGATGACAACGCTGCTTGCCGTCCGTTCCGTGCGTCCTGGCACCTGCGTTCGTTCCGTGCGCCCTGGGGATTTCCCTAGTATAGCAGATTTTAACTTTTGCGCGACTCGGATGCTTGCTCTGAGAGCCATCAGATCAGGCATGCGCGCCGCGCGGTTCGCACGATGTGTGAGGCTTTTTCACCCGCACAGCACGCAGCGGGATCGTCTGCTTTATCGCCAGAAAGGAGGTGCGAGCGAGGGATTCTCTAGGGAAACGGAAAAGCCGATGCCGGGGAGCTACCCCCGGCATCGGCCTTCGATCACTGATCACTGCGCTTGTTGCGGTGGTCATCGTAACGGAGAACTGCAATGCTGTCAAGAAACAACCACTACACCCCACCCCTCAGCGCATACAGCGCCCCATCCGACGATCCGATGCTCGCGCTGTGGCTCGGCGACGCACGGCAGCCCTGGGCCGGCGATGTTGCCTGGCGCATCTGGACGACGCGTGCGGATGCGCGCACCCTGCTGGCCGAGCTGGACTGCTACGCGATCCCTGCGCGGATCGCGGGCATCATCGAGCCGGCGGGAGTCTGGATCTATCTGTGGCTCGACATGCCGAATCCATGCATCGATGGGTTGCTCGGCGACTACGACGCCGGGCGGGTGCTCGTCTATGGTGAGCAGGTGCGCGGCGGGATGCTGTGGGCGACCGGCGCGTGTCTCAGGCGGGCGCTCACCGAGGCACACTACGAGCCGGACGTGGCACGGATCGCCCGCGCGATCCTCGATCGCTGTGGCGATGATGCCGAGTTGGCCGCTCGCGCAGCGGCGTATCTGCCGCCAGTGGCGCGCACGATCGGAGACTGAGGCAAAATGAACTCTAGTAAGCTTTTTGGCCCGATCCCGGACGGTGCGACGGAGATCGCGATCGTCGGCGAGCATCAGTATCTCGCCGTGTCCTGGGTGATGCGCCGCGAACCGGGCGGGCAGCTCGACTACTATGCGCCGCTCGATTACTGGCCAACCACGCCGGCGGCGCAGCTCGCGACGCGCGACGCGACGATCGCCGATCTGGCGGCGCGGATCGCCGAGCTAGAGGAACTGCTGGCCGAGCGGGCCGTCGCCGTGCCGGTACCAGCGCAGGCGGTGATCGTCAAAAAACAGCGACCTGGTGTTGGCGTGCCGGAGGCCGACAGGCCCCAGCGTGCGCAATGCCCGCACTGCCATATCCGACCGTGGCCGAACGCGCTCAGTCACCATATCGCCACCGCGCATCCCGAACAGGTAGCAGCAACGATAAAACTACCCGCGCCGCCCGCACCCGCTGAATCGCCGGTCATCATTATTGACGGCGATCCGACCTGGCGCTGCGCCGAGTGCCAGAGCGCGACGTTCACGCGAAGCCTGACCGACCCGGCGCGCTGTATGCGCTGCGCGCCGCACGCTGCGACCAATGGCCACGTTGTGGCCACCTGAGACAACGAACGACCGGGGCAGTGCCGCCAAGCTGCGCCCCGGTCGAAGAGAAAGCCACGGCAATCGATTGAGGGCGATGCCGTTTGGATTCTATGGTAGCACACGAGGACTAGCATGGCAAAAGCCTACGGCGTACTCAAGGACGTGCTCGACCTCGCGATCCAGACCGGCGCGCCGCTTGTTGTCCGCCTTCGATGCAGCCCCCACCAACTGGCTGTGTGGATGGCCGTACGTTTTCTGATCGACACCACCGATCGCACGGCGCTGGGGGTACGAGACATCGCCGAGGCGGCTGGGCTCGCCTCGTACCCCCGCGTAGCGGGATGGATCGACGATCTGGTTGAGCTGGGATTCCTTGAAATCATCGGCTACGAGCCGGTTCGGGGCGGAAAGCACGATCGGCCAATTTATCGCATTCCATGGCGGCCCATTTTTGAGGGCTCATTATCTGAGGCAGAAAAATGGGTCGCAAAAAAGGCCAACAAGCGCGGAAAGGGCAGGCCACCAGAAAGCCATGAACTCCAGCTTCCGTTGGAGTTCCCCGTGATCGAAGGATCACGGTCGCCGTTACCGATCGATCACGGTCAACCGTTACCGATCGATCACGGTCAACCGTTACCGATCGATCACGGTAGCCGTGATCCTTCGATCACGGCTACCGTGATCGAAGGATCACAGAGCCGTGATCGATCGGTAACGTTGGATGGATGGATGGATGGATCATGGGATGGGGGGATCAGCACCCCCCCCGGAAAAAAGACAAAA